CTCTACTCATACCAACAGACTTAGCTAATGCTTCTTGTTGGATTCTATTTAATTCAGAAAACTCTGCAGATGAACCTATTTGTTCTGATATTTCTTTTGCTACTGTAGCTAAGTCATTATTTAATGCCGCTTGTCTAGCTTTTTCTAAATTAATATCTTTTCCTAATAGTAATTCAGCTTGTAATTCATTTTCTATTGATTGTTCAAAATCAAGTAAACTACCTGCAATAGCGTCTACTTTAGATAATTCCATACCTAAAGATTTAGCTGTTGCAACAGCGTCAGCTATTAGCTTTGGATTTTTACCAAATGATAATGTTGTTGCAGCTGATACTTTACCTATATCTTTAAGTAATTTTTGTTCATTAAGTAAAACACCATTTTGTAATGCTGATACTTTAGCTTGAGCTATAAATTGGCCTGTAATTTCTTTAGTAGTTTTATCAGTACCTAACATAAGGTTTGAGATTCCAACTAATTCTTCATTAGTAAACCCTGCCATTGTTCTAAGTTTAGTAAACTCAACAGCCATATCTTCACTTAACATTGCATTAGTACCTAATGAGGCATTAATAGCATTAAAAGTTTCTGATATTCCTTTAGATGTAACAAATATATTACCAGAAGTCATAGCAACATTAGTCATCTCTTGCTTTAAAAGAAGAGCATTGTCATAAGACATACCAAAATTCTTAGCCATGTCCGAAACTATCTTATCTGATTGTTTTATTGCTTGGAATAATTCTATAAGTAAACCTACAGGACCTAATGCTTTAGTAAGCATTTTACTTATAGCAGGACCTAATACTTTTAGTCCTGCTTTTAGAGGTGAAACCGCACCTTTTGCGGCTTTAGCTCCACCTAATAACTTAGTTGCTTTATTAGCTGCGGAACTTCCTGCTAATGCTTTTCCTTTTGATGAAACTAGCATTTTTTCTAAACCTAATTCCTTAATCTTTTTAGCATTAAGACCATCTAGTATTTTCCCATCTTTAGTTTTAAATGCTGCTGCCTTCTTTAAACCCTCTAATTGTTGTTTTTGGAGAGGTTTAGTTGAACCAAATAAATCAAGATTAGATTTTGCTGTTTTTTGGGCTGCTTCATTTGCTTCCTTGAATGGGTCTGATAATGCTTTTAAACCTGGAATTTTCTTAGTTAGATCATCCATAAAACTAAAGGTTTTAACCCCTACATCACCTTTAATTTTTTTAGTAGTTTCACGAATTCGAGCCATTGTTTTCTCAAATTCTTTTTGTGTGGATAAATTATCTTCAAATTCTTTTTGAACCTTAGGTGCTAATCTTCCACTTTCAACTGCTATTCTTAAACTTTCATATTCTAATTTAGCTTTTTTTTCTAAAGTAGATAATTTTTTGTCATCAATTATAAGCCCTTGTTGGTTTTCATAAGAAATATCACGGGATATTTTTTCTATACTTTTAAGAGATCTTTTAGCGTATCCTAACTCAGTATTTTGAGATGATAATTCAGCTATACTATCACGGAATGATTTAGATATATAAGATAAACTATTATTTACCTCATCTAAATCTACTTTTAGTTTTTTAATTTCTCTTCTAGCTGCTCCTATTTCAGCTGGTTTAAATATGGGAGGGGTATCCATCCTCCCTAATCTTTTATAGAGAGCATCGATTTGATCGTTTAATTCCTTAAGTTGTTTTTTAGCGTCAGCCATAAGGGTATTTTATTATAAATATTGTTACTTATAACTTGTTTTACCTTTATATGCTTTAGATTCTTGAGCAAAGGCAGGGGTATTTATTTTACCATCAGCAGAAACTAAAGTTTTATTCCCTTTACTTCCATTTTTGGCATTTTCATATTCTTTTTTTTCTTCACTATAATAATTGTTAATTTCTGAAAATGTAAATTTTCTTAACCAAATGGGCATATTATATATAGTATAAAAATCATATCCACCTTTACTGTGGAATATCATACTATGAATGGTTCTAAAAAGTGCTATTCTAACTTCTTGAGCTATATTAGGCGTCAGGCCAAAAAAAGTTAAGTCCTATGGGGACTGTAACTACCTCCCCACCTTCGAGCGATACAGTCATATCTACATCTGGTGATAAATCACTAACATATTGTCTGAATGCTCTAGCATCTCGTGCCAAGAAATAATTATCTACAAATTCTCTAACATCTTTTTTTTCTTCATTACCATCTACTGAAAGAATTACGTGTTTTAGTCTAGTTGTAAGTTCAGGTGAAGTATTAGGAGAAATTTTCTTTAAACCTGCTAATTCACGTTCAATTTTCTTTTCATCATGACCATTTAATAGTTTAAATTCTAATACAGTGCCTGTATTTTCTAATTTATACGTAAATCTATTATTTCCTTTTGAAAATAATTCTTTATCTATAGGTTTATTTTCTAATTCTGTTAAATCTATAGTTTCATCTTTTCCAGCTATTTTTGTTTTGTATTCTTTACCATAACCTAAAATACGGGCAGCTACAAATAAAGCATTTTTATCACCTACAAATAAATCTTCGGTTTTAATATCTTTATTTACTAGTAAAGATTGTAGTAGTTTATCTAATACTGTACCTTTTTGAATATAAGATTGATTAGTTAAAATATCTTCTTCTTTAGCAGTCATGTATTTTATTTCTACTTTACCACTAGATAAGGGGTGGTCTTTTGGATACAATAAGCCTTTTGATGGCAGTTCTACCTCTTCGGTTGGGAATTTAAATTCGCTCATATACTTTATTTAATTAATAACGTTTATTATACATATACAATATAAAAAAAAGCTTGACCGAAGCCAAGCTATTTTAAAAAAAAGGAGGGGTAATTTCTTTTTTAGAAGTTTAGTATACAGTAATCTGGTTGTACTGTTAATTGTAATTCTACAGCAGCACTTTCATTATCCCAACTGTAATCACCGAAGTTAGCTTCTGTAATTAATGCACCTTTGATAATCCATTCAGATACGATATCACCTACAGGTCCTAATACGTTCATAGTTAAATCTTTCTTATAGAAATCACTATATCCATCTCTACCTGTTACTGATTCATGATGTAATCTAACCCATTCCATACATGCTTGCGCACCTGATGGTGTAATTGGATCAAATAACGTCATTTGAATTGTATTCCAAAGTGTTTTACCTTTAACGTATCTTGCAACGTTAATGTGGTTTAATTGAACTGTACCTTGAGTTAATGAAACAGCTCCCATACCTTTAATTTGGTATGAAGGAATCCCGTCAACATATAGGATAAACCTATTTTGTTGCTTTGGTTCAAATGCTGTATAAAATATTTCGTTCGGGTCTAATACTGCCATTGTTGTTTATTTTATTATAAATATTCTATTCTTTTGTTTTTATTCAGGAAATGTTGCTCCAGTTGGTAAAACGTTGAAATCTAGAATTACAAATTCCGCTGTTTTAGTTGGTTGTAAGTAAATTTGGCCTACTAGCTCATTTCTATCGATTACGTCTGGTGTATTATTGGAAGCATCCATTACTACTTTAAACGCATATAATCCTTGTCTTTGTTGTACTGATTCTAAGTATGGGTTAACTTGTGCCAAGAAGTTATTTCTTGTTGAGTTTGTATTTTGTTCAAATACTAAACCATCTGATACTTGTACAATATAAGATTTTAGTGCTATTAATAATCTACGTACATTTACTCTATCTAAAGCACTTGCTCTTTTCTGTAATGTTTTCTGTCCAAATACTACAACTCCACTTCCTGGGAATGTAGCTATTGGGTTAACATTTGCTTCATATAAAGTATCTCTGTTTCCTGATGTTAATTTTCTTTCTGCTCTTACTACACTTCCTAAAGCACCTCTAACTAAACCTGCTGGTGCGAACCATGGGTCAGCTGATGCGTCTGTAAATGCATATACTGCGGGGATATACGTTGAAGCTGGCGCCCAAACTGTTTGTCCAGTAACCGCGTCGATCGTTTGTAACCATGGCCAGTAAGCAGCGGCATATGAAGTATCATATGAAGAAGCTTGTGTTGTTACTTGGTTAACTGATGAATTATATCCTATTAAATCAATTACTGCAAGGCAATCTGTTCTGTTTTGAGCTAATGCTACTAAAGAATTAACTTGAGTACCATGATCAACTCCATTTAATCCAGGAGCAGATATTACATTAAATTGATAATCATCTTTATTATTTAATAATGCAATTGTTTGAGTATATCCTGCTGGTGCAATTCCTTGAATGTTTGCTGCAGTGATACTTTCATTAAATTT